GCTGTTTACCACCTAGCATAGTGGTGTAATAACCTCTTTTTTTATTCATAATGTTTACCTATTTTATTCTATTAATTAAGATACTGATGCACTAGTAATAGCGCCTGTACAAGTTATAGAGCCAGAATAAGTAACTGGGGATTCCATTTCACTAGAAATCTCAGCAGAGGCTAAAAACCCCTCACCACTTAAAATCTGGTCGCCACTTGTAGCAGTAGCTAAAGACCAATCTACTTTAGTTCTGTTTATAATTAGCTCTGTAAGCTCTTTTACATTATTAGAATCAGTATAAGATACTAGACCCTCAAAAGAAATCTCAGCAGACCTAAGACCACTAATATGCTCAGCAAAACCACCACTATCTTTAGTAGTAGCCTCTGGCAAATCATGGGATAAAGATAAAGATGCAGAGGTACTATGCCCTATTACTATAGGAGTCTGACCATCAGCAGCTATTTTTAAAAGTAAATTTGTGCCATTAAATACATTATTTGCCATAATTATAAATTTTTATATTTTAAACTTATACAAATATAATCATTTTTATTTAGATAATTATATACTCTACGCCAGCAAAACCATGCACGCCTATAGTATCTAAACTCACTCCAAATGGCTTAAATTCATCTGGCTCAGTAGCACTATCTAGCCATAAAATATCTACATGCCACTTATCACTATATACAGGCTCTGAGGCCCAGCTGCCATCATCATTATATACGCCCTCGGTTGTTACTACATTACCTAGCTGTACAATATTATCACCACTAGTAAAAGAAAAGTAAGTATTATAATCACCCTCAATAATTTCAGCGCCATTAACATCATAAGTAGGCTCTGGATTATCACTAGTAATTTGGTGTGGTATTAATAATTTTAGCTCATTAAATTCAGCTTCACTATTAAACTCATATTTTAAATGCTTCATTTTTTATATTTTATTGTATTGTTAAATTATTTATTTCTGTTTGGGTCATGGACCTATCATATATAGCCATATCTATTATATTTAGTGGCATTGGATTTGTCTGACTAGATATATTAGCTATCCTAAAATCATTAATTTGCTGGCCATCTGCTATTACAGGCGCAAATAGATTAGGGTTATTACCTAAAGAGCCATTACCAGCTTCATTAGCATCTGTGCCATTAACTGAAAACCTTAAAAAGCCATTAGCTAAAGTAACAGCTATATGATACTCTTTACCTGTTTTAATTGTGCCATCAGTTAGAGCATTTTTAACAAAACCACCAGCGTTATAAGTGTTACTATTACCAGCTGCTCTAAATGTAAAATCTATATCATAAACGCCTGTAGTTGGTCTTATAATATTAAACTGAAAATAATTGCTAGTATTACTATTAGTAGCACCAGTAGCATGTAAACTAATATATTTGCTTATTTGTGTTCTATTTAAAATAAATTTCATAGTCCATGTAAAGCCTCTGCTGCTGTTGGCAGTGTATTTAGGTAGCATGTACTGGATATTATTTTGTCTAGTTAAAATATCTATACTATTACTAAGCATAGCGCCAGAGGTTTTAACATAACTCTTAAAGGCTGGAAAAGTAGTAGATGCGCTAGCCTCTCTAATTATATTATAGCCTGTAATAAATACGCTACTATTTGGGTTAGTTCTTCTGCTTGTTGGCTTATAAAACGCTCTAAATTCTATATTATTTGTTTGAGGCGTTAAGCTACTCCTAAAGCTACAGATTAATCTATACCATCCATTACCATAGGGAATAGCTTTAGATGCTATTTTATAATCATCAGTAAACCCTACTAGTGGTGAGGTTAAAGTAGTATCTGAGGTAAATGTATTAGTATCAAAATCATAAATCATTAAAGCTACATTATCATCACTATTAGAATATACATAAAAACCACAATATCTAGCAGTATCTTTTTTTACAAATATGCTAAGAGTATATCTATGATTATTAGCATACTCAGACCAAAGTAAACCACTTTTATCACTTGTATTATTATAGAGCTTTGTAACTTTCATTAAGCTCTCATTTAAATCACTCTTTAGCCTAAAATCATCCATAGGGCTATTAACAGCTGTATCAGTTAATAAAATGTATTGGCTTGTATATTCAAGGCTATCAAATTTTTCACTAAATTTATTTCTATTAGTTAAAGTAGTTTCTACATTTAAAGCACCATTATTAGCTAAATCATAATCTATAGTAGGTACATTATTTACCACCCTAGATAATTTACCATCTTTTGATTTTCTATATTTACCATTAAATCTCTTAGAATCTACAGGTATAGATTTATACTTATTATGCCCTGTACTATAAGCTAATAATGTATCATTATTAAAAGCCCATTTTGTATTACCTATCCTAATATCTGCCATTATTATGCTGTTTTAAAATTCATAGATTTTGCCATATCCTCAAATGATGAGTAACTAGTAGCTGTTAGTGCCTCATCATTAGTAAAGCCTTTGGACCACAAAAATACCTGTTTAAAGCTCTGGCGCTTACCAGTATCATTACTTTGAGCTTTACCACATCCTACCCTTATAGTATCTGCTTTATAGAGTACAGATGAGCCACTAAAGCTCTCTACTAAAAAACCATTAATAAATATACTATAATCAGTATCATTATAAAATACTACTATAATTTTTAAATAATCATTTTTAGTGGTCCTATAATTTGCAGTACCTACATATTCTATAGCAGTACCAGTAGATAAACCTTTACGCCTTATTTTTATATCAGTATCACTATTAAAATCTAAAGTAATATATATTTGATTATTAGCGTTATTAAATAAACTCCATACATGCTGAGTAGTGCTGTATCTATCTATGCGACCCTCCCAGTACATGGTTATAGGATAATTACTAGGGAAATTACTATAATCTGGGCTAATTAGTGTTGGCGCATTTCTGGTCTGGGCGCCTGTAGTAGTAGGTATGTGTGCTGTGGGGTCTGTAGCTGCTTGATTTATTCCACCCTCAAACTGGCCACCATATAATAAAAATCCTGTTTGGTTATTTCCTATATAAGTTTGATTTAGTACCCCACCTATATACTGCATAAATCTCATAGTAAATGTAGTAGTAGAGGCTGTGGCTGTAAATTTACATGAAATTCTAAACCACCCATTTGGTAGCTTTTCCATCCTAGCCTCATCTGCTGAAATCTCGGCATCTGTTTTATTTATAGTTTGAGCTGTAAAATTAAATACAGCAGTTTCTGCTGTGCCAGCTGTAGCATTAAAACTCTGTACACTAATAGCATCAGTACCTACAGGCTTAATATATATACTAAACCAATACGTTCGCCCAGAGGTTAATAAGTTTATAGTTTGCCTTAATAAATGCTCTGAATTATTACTATTAGCAAAAAATTTATTTACTCCAAATACGCCAGTTACATTTACGCTATCAGTTACATTATGATTATTACTTACATCACCATACTGCCAGTAAGTACTATTATCAAAATTAGTACTATAGCGCATGTAGTTAGTTCTAGATATTTCTAATCTACATTCTGGAAATCCATATACCTCACCATTAGCTAAATCATAGCCTAAAGGTGGTATATTTTCAAATACATTTTTTAGCGCACCCATACTATCCATCCTGTTAGTATTAGGGCCTGTATAGGCTAAATCCATACCACCCCCTAGAGGCTGTATAGAATATAGTGTACCTGTCTTAAAGCAGCTGGGTATATTTCCAAATGTAGCAGTATCTTTTAAACTCATATTGTTGATAATTTACTACAAATTTAAACAAAATAAAGTTAATTTTTGCCCTGTCCTCTGTATGGTTTTTTATAACCTTTAGATTTTTTTAATCTACTTTGGTTTTTATTATGTGGGTGAGATTTTTTTTTAGGTGCGCTATATGTAGATAATTCTATTTTAGCCACCTTATTTATGCCTATTATTTCCCATTACTTTCTCTATACCTCTAGAGCCAAAATATGCACCTACTATTAAACTAAGCACGCCAGCCACACTATCCAGCTCATATCCAAAATACCAGCCTATAATATAAGTAACACTAAAAAATATTAAAGTTATAGGGCGCACATTTTTACTAAGCCAGCTTGTACTAGCCATATCAGCAGTCCAGCGCTTTGTAATTTCTTGCATTTCAAGCTCATCCATTTTAAGCAGCTGTAAGGCACGCTCTTTATCCTCTGCTGGTAAGGCATCATCTTTCTCTATAAGGCCCTTTAAGACCCCTAAAACGCCATTATCTGGCAATATATCACCCACCACATCTACCAGCTTACTGCCTTTAGATAATAAAAACTGGCCTACCTTAGTGTCCTTAAAAGGTTTTTTTTTGCTCATTTTTTTGGCTTAGTTTTATTAGCGCCTTTATAATAATCCCAGATTAATTTAGTAGGCTTATCATAATCTATATCTATATGTATAAAACTATTACCTATACCTATTCTCGTTATGCCTAGCTCAAAGCAGCATTTAATAAATTTCCACCTATCAGCGCTAGAGCTTATAGCAAAATCAGCAGCTTTACAGGGTACTTTAGTATGGCTAGAATTTTTAACCCCACCAATCTCTTTATTATAAGCCTCAGACCTATAACCACTATTAACTTTTAAAGGTTTACCATAACGACCTCTAAGCTCATCACATAACTTTAAAAAGTCTTTGCACATAAACTCAGCACCAGAGCCTTTTAAACCCTTTTGGTCAAATTCACTAACATCAAAATATTTCATCATAATTTAAAATTTATACCAGTTTTAAGAAAAGATAATTTTTTATCCCAAAATTTAGTAATTTCATATTCAGTAAAAATACCTATTTTTTTTGACAAGTTCCAGCCCATCATAATACCAGCGTTATAATCCATCCAATCATCAGACCCATATACTAGCTCATAGCTAAAATCATAATCACCTATAATATGCTTATGCTTTGGATATATATTAGCCCAGCTATGCAGATAAAATTTATCTCTAAAATAATAAAAATCAGCGCCTACTACTAGTGATAAAGTACCTAGTGTACCTATCTTATCTAGTTCAGTTCTATTATATTTATTTACTAAATTAGTAAATTGATTACGCCTAAAATCAGCATCTGTATCAGCGACCCTATCACCCTCAGCATTAGACCACCACCAGTCAAAATTATCTAGTTCACCATCATTATTATAATCTATACCATAATAATGGTCCATATAACCATTATCATAGGCTAAATCCCACCATGGATTATCTACTAAATAATCATCTATAGGTAAATAACCATAAGGCGCATGAGTACGCAAAGATGCGCCAGCTGATAAACTTAATTTTTTTACAGGCAGCCTAAATCTTAAATCAGCATTTTTAAAGTTTAAATTTATTAATCCATTTTTTTGAGATTCTAGTTTTAAACTCCAGTATTTAGCTGAGTATCTAATAAAATATTTATGGCTTTTATAGGCCCTATTTTGTTGCTGGCCCTTGCTGTACATAAATAAATACTCTAAGCCCTTTATAGCGCCTACATTTGAGCTTAGTGATGGGTTACGCTCAGTACCATCATAATATCTATTCTGCCTATTTGTATAATCAAATCTGGCTAGTTTTCTTATGCCAAAATTTACCAAATAATCATTACTTATTTCTGGCGTTACATTTATCACATCCCCAGCTTGACTAACAAAATAATTTTCTGGCTGAAAAAGTGGGCTAGTTTCACTATAGCTGCCAAATATAGTGCTGTATTTTAAAAGTTTTTTTAGTGGTTTTTTCTTTGTCTTATCTTGACTAAAAGCGCCTATAAAAATAAGCACAAAAATTAAAGTTAATATTTTTCTCATAGGTTAAAATTTATTTTCTAATAGCTCATCTATAGCCTCAGATATTTTGGCATCCCAATTAACTGGCAGCTCTAGCATTATATTAGCTTTGATTCTTAAAATTTCATCACCATTATTATAGAGTATTATAGTAGGTACTACTTTAACATTTTCCTTATTAAATATTTTAGAATCTTTTTTAAGTAAAAATGTATAAGTATTGTGATTTTTAAAATCTTTGAGGCTTGCTGATTCTACAAAATCGGCTGTAAATTGTACTATAGAAATATCATTTTTATACTGGGCTGTAGCAGTTTGCATCATTACCAGAAAAATAGATATTAATATAGCTCTCATTTTATCTTTTTAATTCGTAAACTCGTTCCTCTAGCCTTTTTAAAGTTTCTTTTATTTCATTAACATCCTCACTAGTTTGGAAAATTTGTTCTCTAACTAGTTTATCTTTTAAATCATACTCAATTTTAGATACCTCTGGCTTAGGTAAAATCTTAGCCTCATTTATATCAGCTTTTAAAGTTGCATACATTAAAGTTAGTGATGCAGTAAATGATACTACTAATATTATAGTTTTTAAATCTAGCGTTAGCTTGGTGTTTTCACTTACTTCCATTTGCAGCATTTAGCATTATTATAATCATCTTTATATACTCGGCACTTACAGCCTATTTTAATATTATTTAATAAAGTATTCCAGCGCCTAACTAAGCCACAGGCAATAATATTAAGTATATTAAATACGCCATTTTTTATTATCTTAAAAATCCTTTTCATATCTACAAATTTAATCAAAATAAAATTAATTTTTGAGCAAAAAAAAACCCCTATAAAGTAGAGGCCTTTTTTAAATTAAAATAGCTTTTATCTTATATTTGCTCTGTTTGTGTAATTATAGATGCTATAGCTCTATAGTAGGTATTATCTTTAGTATAATCCTCTAAAAAAATTACATCTTTTACATCAGTTACATAATTATTATATATATCTGTTTGTAAGCTAGCAGCTGTAGGCAAAGCGCCATTTATTAGCTGTAGTACGCTATCCATGATTATCTGAGCATTAAGCTCACCACCAGTATTACCTTTAAATTTGGTAACTACTTCTATCTTTGTTAAATTCTCTGTAATATATTTACTTTGATTTTTAAACTCAGATTTTTCATTTTCACCATAAATTTTTATAAATGGATAGTTAGTGGTGCTGGGTACTTTATTAAATACTGGTACTACATTATTTCTAAAAGTAACATTATTATTTAAGGCATCAAAAATGGCTTTTCTTACTATGTGCGCTGTTACTCTCATTTAGTTAAAATATTATTTAATCTTTTCATTATTTTATTATACATTTCTGGCACAGCCTCTCTAGCTGAATTGAAAATAAAAGG